AAAGAAGTTCTAGCTTAGGATAATATATAATGATTGGTATGTTGATTGGACTGGTCAACGTTATTGTTGTACTAGTCATATTGAAATATGGAGAATGTAATGACTGATATCGTAACGGTTCTGAAAACACAACGAATCCCATCTGAATCACAGGTTAAATTTGTATCTGCGCCATTCGATGAAACACCACCATGGTTTCAAGACTTGCATCGTTATGGTCGTATTGCTTGTGTTACAACACGCGCGGACCATGTTGTTTGGGCTGTTAAGTGTGGATATGAAGGTGATGAAGTTGTTGTTGCCGAGCCAGGTGATCTCATTCGCCGTGATAGCATGGGTGTTTGTGCAGTGACAAAGCTGAAGAACAATACACTTACTTGGGACGATGTGAAGCCAGAACCGGTTTCAACTGATGCAGAGCCAGTTCCACAGAAGCGCGGTGGCAGGCGCCCCAAGAAGTCTTCATAATCTAAACCATTGAAAACAATAGTGAAATTAGGCAGTTGACAAGGCTGCCCTTTTTTGTTATTATAGCTTTAATGATTGAGACAAAGGAGATGACGAATGAAGAACGATAAGATGTTGATGGGGTTTTGGATCGGTTGGTGTGCACTTGTGTTTATGTTTCTATGCACGTTCGTACCACTCATGTATATCGCAATAAAGGGTTGACAAACCCATCACAAAACACCATATATAGTAATGATGCGGCAATAACGCCGGTCAAACTCTTGCTTCAAATGAAGGAGAAACATATGCTTTTGAGTTCTATCCTGCGTGATCATCTTGATGCGCACAACCATGTATATAATGGTAAATCATACCCCCCATACAACATCGTTAAGCTGAATGATGAAGACTATGCCATTGAGTTGGCAGTAGCAGGTTTTCAGAAAGATAATTTCAGCGTTGAGCTGCTAAATGGCAATCTGTACATTCATGGTGCCAAGTCTACAAAAGATTCAGGTGAGTATCTTCACAAAGGTATTTCATCGAAATCCTTTTCTCTGAAGTACAAGCTTGCATCAGATGTAGAAATCAAACAAGCTAAATATGAAGATGGTATTCTTCGTATCAGTTTGAAAAAGTTAGTTCCTGAACACCAAAAGCCAAAGACTTTTTATGTTGACTAACCCCTAGACTCGGAACTTAAATGGCTGCTTCGGCGGCCATTTTTGTATTGACAACCTCACTTAAATATGATATGATATACTCCTTGATTGATGAGGTGATGAATGCATTTCTATACTAATGTTGCCAAGCGTGGCAATCGTATTCTGACGCGTGGCTATGAAAACGGCCAACGATACAACTCTACACTGAAGTTCAAGCCAACTCTCTATCTGCCTTCACAAAAAGAATCTAAGTATCGTACTATTCATGGTGATGCTGTTGAGCCAATGACGTTTGACAGCCCAAATGATATGCGTGACTTCATGCAGAAGTACAAAGATGTTTCGGGCTTCAACTTCTATGGATTGGACAAGGCTGAGTACCAATACATCTATGAGACATTCAAAGACACAAAGTTCGATCGTTCCAAGATCAAAGAGTGTGTAATCGATATCGAGGTTGATATTGCTGATGGCTATCCAGACATGGAAACTGCCAATCGTGAGATCACATCAATCACAATTCTCTATAAGGACATCACGTTTCTACTTGGCTACAAAGAGTTTGTCACTGACAAGCCACACATCAAGTACATTCGTTGTAAATCAGAACAAGAACTGATTCGTAAGTTCCTGAAGATATGGGATAGCGCATCGTTCAGTCCTGACGTTGTGACTGGATGGAACATCGAGTTCTTTGATTTGCCATATCTCTACCGTCGTATCTCACGCATCTTTGATGAGAATACTGCCAAAGAGATGTCACCATGGCGTTACTTCAAGACACGAACAATCAATGTCTTTGGTCGTGAGCAGACTGCTTATTATCCTGGTGGCATTCAGGTTCTTGACTATCTTCCGATGTACAAGAAGTTTGTGGCCGTAACTGCACCACAAGAAAGCTATAAGCTTGATCATATTGCTTGGGTTGAACTTAGTGAACGAAAGGTTGACTATTCTGAGTATGGCAACCTAAATGATTTATATGTACAGAACCCACAACTTTACTATGAATATAACATTCGTGACTGTGAGTTGGTTCGTGAGATTGATGATAAACAAAACTTGCTTGAGCTTGTCTATACGGTTGCCTATGAGTCAGGTGTAAACTTTGAGGATAGCATGGGCACAGTGAAAGCATGGGATATTGCTATTCACAACTATCTGCTTGATCAGTGTGTCGTTGTTCCTCAGTTTCAGAAGTCAAATGATAGCAACTCTATTCCTGGTGGTTGGGTCAAGGAGCCTCTTGTTGGTAAGTATGATTGGATCGTTAGCTTTGATTTGACTTCGCTTTATCCCCATATTATACAACAGTATAACATTGGTCCTGATGCTCGTGTTAAGACTATGCCCGAAGACTTCACGGCCGAAGATATTATTCAAGGCAAGCACAAAAAGTATTCTGAGTTTCTTCAGGAAAACAATCTTGCCTTTGCTGCCAACTCATGTGTCTATCGTAAAGACAAGCCATCGTTTCTATCACAGCTCATGAAGAAGTTGTTCAATAATCGCAAAGGCATCAAGAAGCGAATGCTTAAGCTTAAGCAAGAAATGGAGAATGGTGGTGACAAGGCGTTGCAATATGAGATTGCAAAGCTTGACACTTTGCAATATGCCATCAAGGTTCGTCTGAACTCTGCATACGGCGCATTGTGCAATCAATACTTCCGTTGGTTTGACCTTCGTGATGCGACTGCCATTACGCTATCTGGTCAGCTGACCGTGAAGTGGGCAGAGCACTATGTCAACAAGTTCATGAACAAGTATCTGAAGACAGATGCTGTTGATTATATCGTTGCGGTTGATACTGACTCGATCTATGTCAATATGGCAGCGGTGGCCGAAAGGTTTGATGGTGATGTATCTGCTAAGCTTGATGACTTCTGTGAAACAAAGATGCAACCACTGCTTGATAAGGTGTACACCAAGCTTGCATCTGATATGAATGCCTATGAGCAAGCAATGTATATGAAGCGAGAAGCGATTAGTGACTCGGGTGTGTTCATTGCCAAGAAGCGTTATATGCTCAATGTTCTGAACAACGAAGGCGTTCAGTATAGCGAACCAAAGATCAAGATCATGGGCCTTGAGTCTGTTCGTTCATCTACGCCATCTGCATGTCGTGAAGCAATCGCAGAAGCATTTAGAATCATTCTGCAGAAAGATGAAGCTGCACTGCAATCGTTTATCAGCGACTTTCGTGATAAGTTTGATGTTCTGCCCTATGAAGAAATTGCAAGAAATAGTTCGGTAAATGGGTTGACAAGCTATGCAGATTCTGTTACTATCTACAAGAAAGGTACACCACAGCATGTTCGTGGTGCTCTGATGTATAATCATCTGCTCAGGTCACAGAAGCTGGACAAGAAGCTAGATCTGATTTGGGAAGGTGATAAGATCAAGTGCTGCTACATGAAGAAGCCAAACCCAACGAAAGAAGATATCATATCAACTCCAGGTAAGCTGCCTGAAATGCTAAGTCTTCATGACTTTCTGGATCGTGAAACCCAGTTCAACAAAACGTTTCTTGAGCCAGTCAAAGTCATCCTTGATATCATGGGTTGGACAGATGCACCTAAAAATACGCTAGGAGGTTTTTTCGAATGAGATTTCAGATCCGTAATGTATACCTGTCTGAACAAAAAGTTCTTGATTTCAAGGATGGTTATATTGGTACAGAGAGTGAATTGCTTGAACGTGTGAGAGATGGCTTTGACAAGATGTTAATTGATATGGGTGATAAGAAACTCACAACACAAGAAGCAAATGCTCTATATAAATGGGTAAAGGATATCAAACGATGAATGAGTTTGAAGCACAACGTCAAATCTCTGCTGCCTATAATGAAGGCAAGCGTGATGGGTATGAACAAGCACGCAAAGAGTTTGCGCCAACGTTTGCTGAACGTGCACAAAAGATACTTAATAAAATCAAAGGACATACTGAATGAGCTTACGCGATAAACTACTAAAGAACTCTACTATCAAGATGACAAGCACCTTATCCACATCAAAGGTGTTTGGTAAAAAGGATATGATTCCAACTGCGATTCCTATGATCAACGTTGCTCTTGGTGGTTCACTTGATGGTGGTCTTGTTCCTGGATTGACTATGTTGGCCGGTCCATCAAAGCACTTTAAGACTGGCTTCACTCTTTTGATGGCAAAGTCATTTCTAAAGAAGTATCCAGATGGCATTGTTCTGTTCTATGATTCTGAGTTCGGTACGCCACAAGACTACTTCACGTCATTTGATATTCCACTTGACAATGTGATTCATACACCAATTACTGATATGGAACAGCTCAAGTTTGATATCATGCAGCAGATGAATGAGCTCGATCGTAAAGATCAGGTCATGATTATCATCGATTCGGTTGGTAACCTTGCGTCAAAGAAAGAAATCGATGATGCGTTGGATGGCAAATCAGTTGCTGATATGACTCGTGCTAAGCAGTTGAAGTCATTGTTCCGTATGGTAACACCACACTTGACGCTCAAAGATATTCCAATGGTTGTCATCAACCATACATATCTCGAACAAGGGATGTTCCCCAAAGCAATAGTCAGTGGTGGTACAGGTCCAATGTACAGTGCAGATACGGTATGGATTCTTGGTCGTCAACAAGACAAAGACGGTAAAGATATCAAGGGATATCATTTTATCATTAATGTGGAGAAGTCACGCTATGTCAAAGAAAAGTCTAAAGTGCCAATCTCAATCAGCTGGGAAGGTGGTATCAATAAGTGGTCTGGTCTCCTCGAACTTGCATTGGAACATGGATCTGTTATCAAAACAAAGCCAGGTTGGTACGCCTCTGTCGATCCAGACGGAGTTATCAGCGAAAAGTCTTTCCGTGAAAAGCAAGTCATCACCAATGGTGAGTTTTGGGCCAATATCATTAAAACTACAGACTTCGCTGAATTCATTAAACGAAAGTATCAGATCGGTGCTACAAAGGTAATTCTTGATGATTCAGATCAAAGCGATTCAATTGGAAGCGAATCCAATGAGGATTGTGCCGGGGAGTAAAACTCGGCAATGGATGGATGAGACACCGAACAAGTTTGCGTATCGATGTCTACCACTACAGATAGCAAATACCTTTGGTTGGGACATTTATCCCAACTGCAACTTTATGATCAATTGGACAGGAGAAATTTCAAATGACACACTTCATGCTCATTATGAGGAAGATGGGTATCATTTCGTTTCTTCGCCTTTTGGTTCGGGCATTTTCACTATGCATAGTGGCTATATGTTCCGCACTGATCCTGATTGGGATTTGCTTGTTTGTGGTCCCGTTAATGATGATCGTATTGATTGGGCTACTCCTTTGGTTGGTATCGTTGAAACCTCCTGGCTCAACTTCACATTCACCGTAAACTGGAAACTTCATAAGGCCGGAACATACACTTGGCCAAAGGACGTTCCTATTGCAAGGATTGTTCCTGTTCCACACAAGTATGAAGTTGAAACAGAAATGGTGATGCTTTATGATGAGCCAGAAACAGCAGATGAATATAAGATCTGGTGTGATGATCGTGATCAAGGAACACATGATCTGAAAGAAGCGTATGCAACACAGAAAAACGTCGGAACAGTAGAGTTTGGCAAACCCTCAACAGAATGGGAAAAGAACTATTACCGTGGTATTGATAAATATGGAACAAAGATTGAGCATCATATCACCAAACGTAATTTTCCAGAATTTATTGAGGACTGAATGCGTAGAATATTAGAATTAACTTTGCTTATAACATTAGGCGTAATCGCTGCCACTATATTTTCTGGGTCTGTGATATGTGGCATGATGGTCATCATTGAGGTGTTAAGGGCATGATGAAATTACTTTTTAATTTAATGAAGCCTTTTTTGTGGTTGACAACATTCATTATTTGTAGTATTCTAGTCATATTAGTAGCGATTATCAGTTCGTTAACGATTACACATCTGTTTGTATTATTACTTAAGGCTATATAATGGAAGAAACCATTCTGGCTAATCTTATTGAGAACGAGAATTTCACACGTAAGGTTATACCATACCTGACAGAAGAACTCTTTACAGAAGAGTCAGAGCGTATTCTGTTTGGTATCATCAACGAACATGTTGAGAAATACAACGCTCTACCATCTAAAGAAGTTCTACATATTGAATTGGGTAACCAAGATGGCATCAGTGACATTGCTTTCACTGATACACAAAACTTGATTCGTGGTCTGGAAACAGATGACTCATCAAAGCTTGATTGGTTACTTGATAACACCGAAAAATTTATACAGGATCGGAGTTTACATAATGCTATTAGACAGTCTATCAGAATACTTGACGCAGAAGGCGAACATACAAAGGCTGCAATCCCAGAACTGCTCCAAGAAGCACTCGGCATCTCCTTTGACACTCAAGTCGGCCATGACATCTTGGTGGACACCAAAGACAGATTCGACACATATCATCTCAAACAAAACCGCCTCCGGTTCAACCTTGATTATCTCAACCGAATCACTAATGGCGGTCTCCCTACCAAGACCCTAAGTTGCATTATGGCTGGCACTGGTGTTGGTAAATCATTGGCAATGTGTTCAATGGCTGCTGGCAATCTTATGGATCAGAAGAATGTGCTATACATTTCTCTTGAACTATCAGAAGAAATGGTTGCACAGCGTATTGACCAAAACTTGCTTGATGTTACTCAAGATGAACTTATGGATTTGTCACGTGATGAGTTTGAGCGTAAAGTTGATAAGGTTCGTGAGTCAACCAAGGGCAAGTTTGTTGTCAAGTCGTTTCCACCAGCATCCGTTGGCTCTGGACACTTTCGCCATCTTCTGAATGAGTTGCGTGTCAAGAAAAACTTTGTACCAAATGTCATCTATCTTGACTATATCAACCTGTGCACCTCTGCACGGATCAAGGCAGGATCGAACTTCAACAGCTATACTTATATTAAAGCCATCGCAGAAGAGATTCGTGGGCTAGCTGTTGAGTTTGATGTTCCTATCATCACTGCAACACAAACCAACCGTGATGCAGTCAACTCAAGTGATATTGAACTCGATAACACATCAGACTCAATGGGTCTACCGATGACACTTGACTTCATGCTTGCTTTGATTTCAACAGAAGAACTCGATGAGCAAAATCAGCTTATGGTCAAGCAACTCAAGAATCGCTTTGGTGATCCATCAACACACAAACGGTTTTTGATTGGTGTCGATCGTTCTAAGATGCGTCTATATGACATTGACTCATCATATCAGGTTGGTGTCATGGGTTCTGGTGCAGAAGAGGATGTGCCATTGATGGATAGCACAGCATTTGGTGAAGCTGACAACGATCGTTCAAAGACCTTCAAGAAAAATAAGTTCAAAGGTTTTTCATAAAGTGGTTGACAATGGTTTGTTGCTATGGTATAGTGCTATTATCGATAGGATATATACGACATGACTATAACAGATATTATAATCGTCTTTGTGTTTGGTGCATCAATAGGTGGTTTTTTGTGTCTAGTCTGGAAGTTAATGAATACCATGAGAGAAATTAGTAGACTCATGGTTCTTCGTGATGAATCTGACAAAGGTAAGGATGAATGAGAGTTATTCATAAACTGAATGATAAGCTAATTCGCCTGGAACAATTGAATAAGGTGATATCATTTGTTACAGATGGTGCTCCAGGAACAGGGGTTGGTGATCTTGATATTGAAGAACGTGACATGATTTTCGATAATCTTCTTCGTGAAATCAAAGAACTAAATGTTGAAGTTCACGCAGATCTGAAGTGGATGATTAAGGAAGAGAAAGATGGAACATTTGACGATTGAAAAAGTTCAAAATAGATATTGTATAGTTCAGTATAGTTCAGATGGTTCTGCTCGTATTGTCGAACAGTATCGTCGTAAGTTTGAAGCGCTGGCCAGTCTCGAAAAACTTAAAAAGGGAGCATTCGAAGGACCTTTGCCACAATTCATGCTTGGTCCAAAAATCTAAGTCATTTTAATTATTGATGAATCTGGGCAGTTGACAAGCTGCCCTTTTCTGTATATAATGACTTTATTGATTGAGAAAAAGAACTTGTATCGCATCACATTTGGAGGATAAAATGACGACACGAACTCAAACTGCACTTATAGCATGCTTCTGTCATGCTATGTTATATACTCTCGTATGGTTAGCCTTGCATCTATTAGTATCAGACATTGTTCGTGTCGAAGTTTTGTTTGTGATACCTGTCATGATTTTAAGTTACTATCATG